GATATATTGTATCTTGAAAACCTGTAGTCGCAGATACAGTCAATGTAGCTCCGCTTCCTTTTAATCCTGCAGAAGCAGTAGTAATACCCAAAACATCTCCTTGCTGATAACCACTACCAGCAGCAGAAATAGTTGCTGAGAGAACAGTTCCACCAGCAACAACTACAGTTGCTTGTGCATTAGAACCATTACCTGTTATACTGTAAAGAGGAACATTACTATGACTTGCGTTGGCATAATCAGTACCAATTCCAGAAACAGCTAGAGTATTGATAGGACCACCAACACCTTCAATGGTTCCAGTTGGTCCAGGAAGAGTAGTCCCTTCACTAACTTTTTCTCCAACTGCTAATTTAGCAATAATAGAAGCATTATTAGTAGATGTATGTCCAACTTTAAGTTTTCTAGGTAAAGTTGTGACAGCATTCGAGTCTAATCTTGGAATTTGATTAGACTGAGTTCCAAGAGCAGAATTATAGAAATAAACTGTACCTGGTTCAGTTGTAAACTCAGCTTTATAGAGTTTAAACTTAAGATCCTCAAATTGGCTAGGTGTCCAAATAGATCCATTTTGAGACTTAAATAGACTTCCACCAACATACTGACGAGTAACCATTACAGATTCTGCGTCTGGTAGACTCTGAGTATTAACAGTTCTTTCACCCATTTGAGCAATCCATGCTTCATACAAGTTTGTTGTAGGTGCAAGGATAACAATGGCGTATTCCGAATCAGCTTCCAGATATACTGGTGATGGGAAAGTAACTCTTGTTGCTACTTCTGCATTTGAAGAAGTATTAATTTGAGATGGTTCAAGAGTAACGCGAGCATAATCTGCTACAACCTGTAATGTAGGTGTACCTAATTCAACCGTTCTTACTTCAACTGTTATTTTTTCATTATCATCTTTATTTGCAAAATAAAGATCAACACCAGTTAAGAAAGCACCAGTTTCATCAGTTGTAAATGATTGTGCAAGAGGGTCACGTCTTGGTGGTGGTGGAGGTGGTCTTCTTACTATGACCAGAGTATTTGTATACTCATCAACCCTACCAACAGCCGTATAAGTTGTTTCTCCACTACTAATTAACAAACTTCCAGGCAATGGAGTAGCGTTTGTTGAACTAGAAGTAAGTTTGAATGTTCTAGTACCTATTCTCCATCTTAATGGTGGAGGAGGACTTGCTAATGGATCTCTAAACCAGAATGAACCGAGTAGATCACCAAATGTATCAGCAACTAATCTAATAGTGCTAACTTTTGCTTCGGCACCACTACTTCTTCCTGAGAAAACAATATCATTTCCAGATGGAATATATCCCCAGTAAGATCCTTGTGCTTCATCTGTTAGAGAATTAATATCAATATTAAGAATCGTAGAAGATGCAGAATATGCAGTACCTAAGGAACTTGTAGTATTATATGGGTTAGCATTATATGTAAGTGTAGGATTATTGATATCTCCAGTCTTATGGTTTAACTGAGCAAGTCTCATTACTGCAACGTGTTGACCACCTGAAGCGTAAACATCAACAGTTTCACCTTTCTGGAATATACCATGCTGCATATCAATTTCAACAAGTTTTGGAATTGTATCAATTCCACTTGTACCATCGAAGAATGGATAGAACCTAGCAACAGGTCTTAATCCATATGCAGAGAATCCAACATTTCTAGATCTAATATGAGTATCTGGATAACTACTTGTTTTAATAGTTTCTATATACGTACCATTAAATCCACCAGTAATCTGTCTTTGTCCACCATCAATTTGAATATTTCTCACCCAATTATCTGTGGATGGACTTAGATCAATAATTCCAGTAAATTCAACCATATTAAATGGGTTAACATTTTCAACCCTAGATGCTAATGGTTGATCAATCCATGACTTTTCAGTATATTTTAATGTAATTAAATCACCAGTCTTCTGAACATTAGAGTCCAATAATTCTAAATTGGTTGAGAAATCAGCAGTTGCTATGTCAATATCAGGACGCAATGCTAATTGAGGTTTGAGTGAATAGAAATCTAATGGAACAGTTAATTCTTTCTTCTCTATATTAACGTCACATTTACAATCTGGATCACCAAGATCTAATAAATGATTGTTCTTAAAGTCATCTACAAAGAATCCTGTCTTAAATCTAGAAAGACCATCAGCATCTTGAACTTGGAATGTCTTTGTATCAAGTTCTAAAAGACTTAATGATGTAACTACTTCTAAATTTTCAATCCTATCTTCTAATTTACCAATATCTCTCATTGTATATCTTACATTATCAACAAGAGTTACTTTTGCATCTTCTGGACTATAAAGATAAGCAGGAAGTTCAACAGTTGCAATTGTCATTGCATTTTCAATATTTGCTGGTTCCTGTGGATCAATGGAAGAAGTTCCCTTAATTACAGAAAGATTTCCAAGAGTATCTAAACAAACCTTATCAGTTCTTGGTAGATAGAAAGTATATCCAAGTATTGAACTTTCGTTCGGACTAACAGCATTAGTTGGATTTACATTTCCAGATGAATCAAACTCCCTATTGGAAAAGAAGAGTGGAGACATATTAGTTGCAGACGTAGGTACTACCCTCGGTCTAAAGTCTAAAGTATCTGATGCTCTTAATCCATTTGCTAAATGAGGAACATCTTCACCAAATCTTTCATCACTATAAGATTCTACAGTATAAACATCACCAGTATCACTAGAAGGAACAACATAACTATTAAAAACAACAGTTAACCTATTTGCTGGAGCAGCAAAATTGGGTTTTCTAACTATTCGAGAATAATCGTAATATTGTTCTCTCTGTCCCTTATCTAAAGTATACCTATTAGTAATATTTAAATAACTACCTACTGTTATATTTTGTAGGTTACTGACAATATTTGATTCAGCAAATGTAACACTTTCTCCGATTACAAACTTCATGGGAGTCAGATAAGCAATCTCAATTGTAGTTGCAGAATTTCTATTTGTAATTTGTGCTACTGCTCCACTAGTTGCTCCAGTAACATGCTCACCAAGAATTGAATTTGTATCTAAATTAAGTCCACTAATAAAGACTAACTTATCTAATATTGGTGCTGCAGTATCAATTGATTCATATACACCAACTATATTAACTGCATCTGGAACATTTAATGAAATTTCTTTATCTTCTAATCTAAGACCATAAAATTGATTCTTAGGTAATCCACTTGCAAGAGTATTAATACCAACAGCAGTAAATACTACATCCTTCTTTTGACTTCTAACAAAATTTTTCTGCTTACTCTTAATATCTTTCTTTTTAACTGTAGATTTAACAACCATATTGGTCTGGTTTGTATCAAGACCATTAATTGTAAATGACTGCCCATCAGCACCCAAAACAAATTGATCACTACTTACAGATCTATACTCACCATTATTCAATAATACAGAGTATCTTTCTGCATCAAATGCTTCAAAAAATGCGCTTGTAATACCAACGTCAGAAATACTGGCGGTCATGGATCCATTACCATCAGTAGTTTCACTAAGAAGATTTTTAGTAACAATTAAAGTTGCATTTGCAAGATTAACATCAGCAATATTAGTTTCACCTAATGGTGCATATAATCCTCTATTATTTTGAACATCAATATTTGGAACACCAAGAGTAAATGTCGATTCTACACCAGTTGCAGGTGGGAGTGTACCATCATTGACTCCAACTATACTAGGACAAGTAGCAAGAGTTATTTTATTTAAAGTAGGATCAATAGTATTAATTCTATTATATGTTGGTACAGTTTTGTCGGGTTTTTGGTATTTAATAATTGTATTTGCATTCACCCCTGACCAGTTTTTACCAGTAACAGTTGAAATACCAGCACCATTAATAGAAATTTTATCAAGACCATTAAATTGATCTGGAAGCCAATCACTAAGTACTACATCTGCTACAAAATCAACATTATATCCAGAAATAACAGATGCATCCTGAAATACTGATTTAACATCCTGAGGACCACGAATAATTACATTATTAAGAGACCTAGAAAGTTCTGGGTCTTCATTAATAATAATTGCTTCACCTTTAATAAATGAACCAGAAGTTTGTGTTATTTCGTGTACATTAGTATTGCCACCAGCAACTACAGCATACCCAGTAGCACCACTGCTTAGACCTCGAATAAATGCTCCAGCTGGCATCTGTGCGGTAGATACCGCAACATTCATAACTATTGTAGTATAAATTTGAATATCAAAAAGATATAAATCAAAAGTCGTACTATCGTCCCTATATGTACTATCTGTTAAATTACATGTATAGACTCTAGCTGATCCTATCAGACTTCCTGTTCCAGCTGTATTACTATTAGATCTTTGGTCGTAAAGACCCAATAGTTGAGCACTATTAACAATATTTGGAGCAGGAGTACCAAATACGTTATTTACTTTTATCTTTGTCCCAAATTCATAAGAAACTAAAGAAGAATCTACTGTCTGAGTATCTCTTGGTTTAGCAACATCTAATATAGTAGTTCCAATCTTCTCACTATCATATCCTTTAACATATGCCTTACCTGCTGAAACCTTAACAGCCATCAAATCATTAGATGGTGTATTTCCTTGTTCAGTTACTTCATTAGATTTAAAAACACCCTCATTTCCTATACCATTGTTTAAGGAATTTGCAATATCAACTTGAAATGGATCTACTGAATAGCTTCCAGATTCATCAAATGTTCTTTGGGCAAAATAATCCTTAATTAATGAATATTGTGTCTTATTTTGTAATTTTTTAAGTTCTCCATTATCAAGTCTAACTAACTCAACAAAACTTGTGTCATTATTATCAGTTAAAGATTTCTTAGATAAAGTAGTGGAAATCTTAAACCTATCTGCACCAGGAGCAGCATAATTTGAGAACCCTCTCGCATTATCATATAGTTTAGGATCTTCCTTAGCAGTTATTATTTGCTCATCAATATTCAAACCAACCCTATAAGAAGGTGTGTTTGTATATGGATCCAATACTAATATATCAGTAGCAACATCTACAAAAGTTCCTCTAATAAAATAAACTCCAGAAGAGATTCCAACAGCACATCCTATTGCTGATGCATCAGAATCTACCAATGTAGCTACAGTTTCTCCTTCATTGATAGGAGTATTACCATAAGTAATAGTTTCTTGAATTATTAATTGCTCTCCATCCTCCAATACAGCTATTGTATTATCTTCTCCTGATTCAACATAATTGATAAAGAGTGTTAAATTTGTAATCTCTGGAGTATCGCCAGCTAACTTATAACTATCAACAGATACAACAATTCCAGAAGTTTCTCCTTTTAATCTTTTTCCAATTAATTGATCTACGTATAAAGATACTGGAATTCCTAGATGCTCTTCATTTATACGAATAGAATAATGCTGAGAATCATAATTAACATTTCCAGGGACCACCATTGATCCCTCTTTGAACATATGACTACCAAACGACTCAATCTGATTCTGTAACTCTGACTGAAGTGTTGTTAACTCCCTAGCCTGTACAGGAAATCCTGGTTTAAATAAGACTTTGTAGAAATTATCTTCCTTATTAAAATCATCATAATAAGGATTGATATTTAAATTAGTTTTCTGTGGCATTTTTCTTTAAAATTCCAAGATGATCTTAACGTCTTCTTTTTGTCTAGCGTTTCTAGTGATTAATGGTCTATTGTCTAGATAGATTATTTCACCTGACCCTCTATTTATCTCAGAATTCGCCAGTCCGTTTGTGAACTGAACGCCTAAAGAAATAAGTTTATTGCCAGTTGGGTTCGTACTAATTCCTGTGAAGTTAGTATCAACTGATCCACTGAATCCACTTGCAGGAGCAACTATATTATTTCCAGAAGATTCAAAAGGAAGAACCTTACCTTCTGTACTTACACCAACATAATCAGTCTGATCTAAGGTAGTAGGATTGAAATACAATGATCTATCATTGAAATACTTCAATACCTTTGTATCAGTATTAAAGGAAACAACATATCCTTCAGCAGTACCTCCAGATACAGTTTGTTGTATCTTTTCACCTATAACGGGAGTTCCACTAGTTGTACTTAATTTAACAGCATTTACAGATGAATACTGATTGTCAGTAAATGTTGTACCAGAACCAATAGTAGTAGGATTTTTTACAATACCGATTTGTGCAAATTTGGTATCTGTTGGAAAATCTCTTGTTGAATCATCAAATCTGGCATATATTAAGATTTTATCTGTACCCAGTTCTTTATAAAGATCATATCCATGACCCTTAGAAGGTGGAATAACAGGAATTAATTTGGCAAAATTACCCACAGAAACTGCAGAATTACCAATTGGACCCAAATCAACCATTCCGTAAGTGTAATTCTTACCACCAGCAGAAATAGTTGTCTTAGTTATTTGACCAGAACTATTAGTGTCTAAAACAACCTTAGCACCAGTACCATCACCTACAATATCAACTT